TTGAATCAGTTCGCTTTCTTTCATTATCCATAGTTTCTAATTGACAAAAACAACCGCCAACCCCTAGCCAACAGTCGCAAATTCTAGTTTGTTTCAAAATAAATGTGTAAATCTTGCTATTTGACCCCCTTCTTTTTCATGGATAAATCCTTCAACTGCTTTAGGTGCGTGTTGATAGCCATTTCTATGGTGCCAGGAATCAGTTCCAGACGGAGATCTAAGAGCCTCAACAGTAACGCCAACAAAATCTTTTGAAGTTTTGTGATGAACGTGATGCATGTATATGTATTTGTTTTCACACTTGGACCAAGCTTCCTTAGACTCTTGCGCCATAAGGATTGGTAGGTCTTGCATTTTTGCTCCATCCCCGTGTGTTGTTCCAATAAGATTGTTACCATATTGGTAATATTTTCGGTGTGATATTGAAACATCAAACGTCACATTCTTTGATTTTCTAAACCACGACTGTATTGCGTCAGCTAAAAAAAAGCCATTAGTGTAATCGTGGTTGGATGGGTTATACATGACGTGAACATCAGCAATCTTCATTAACTCTTCTATCACGTCGACGTAAAGCCTCTTTGCTATCAGAAAATTATCATACCACATCCCATCCGTATCCTGTGGTGTGCCAGCAGAGGTTGTTCTTTTGGGAGTGTCAATGTGTAGTACATCGTTCCCAGCAACAAAAACTATCTTATCAATATTGAATCCTTTTGATTTTCGAAGTATACCAGCGACTCCGTCTTTGACTCTTTGCACTGCAATTTGCACATTATATTCTTCTCCTGTCTCGAAGCTTGAAGCCAACTTGCCAATATGGATGTCAGCAGGATCAACGAGAAGTAGGCAAGGAGAAGAGTGTTTTGGGCGCTCAATTTTTTTATAATCATAAACGTGTTCTTTGACATCTTCAATGTGGTCTTGTAGCATCTGCTCAAAACTGGGGCCTGAATCTTTGTTTGGTCTAAATTGGATAGACCAAGCCTTATCTTTGCTCCAAGCAATTCCAACAGAAGACAAGTCAATACCTCTTTCGTCGCATGCCTGTGATAAAGCAGGATGCTCCTCTTCTCTTGATTTTTTCTTAAAATAACTTGAGAGATAACGCCTTGTTCTTTCAACGGTTCTTTGTTGATCTGTAACCCCTAGGTATTGATGAGCTTCTTTGGCAATTTGAGTGAAATTTCTCAAGCCTGAATCCCATAGCTCATCTGCCTTATTCTTTATTTCCTGTAACTCTTCTTCAGTCATTTGCACTTAAGTAAGTCGTTAAATTCAATCATTGGGTTTTGTTTGATTGTACAGAATTTCCAAGTAGTTTCTTAATTTGTAAAATGTTTCCTCTACTCTTGCCTCCGCATCGGGCAAAAGCATATACCTTTCAAAATCATTTGCGTAATTCGTAATTCTTCTAACAACATGTTGTATATACCTTTGCCTTGTCCCTTTCATTTTGGTGGATCCTGATGGATCAGGAAACTGCTTCCCAAAGCATCATCAATGGATTTTATAGATCGGTAGATAACCCTTGAAAGCTTCTTTGTTTGCTCAACCTGAGCTTTGGTAGAGCTAATACCAAGATGCATGTAAAGTGTAGCATCAAATTCAAGTAAATTATCTATCTTATCCTTATTAGTCATTCTTTTGTGATCAACTACCTTATTGCAAAACGTCTTTACATCTAAATTAAATACGTCAAAACTTTTTCCTTTTATTTTAGGGTAAAGTGATTCATAATATTTCATAGTAGTTTTTGTTTATTGTGCAATTTAAAGTTAAATATGTTAATAAAAAAACGATTAACCATGTTTTTTGTACATGTGCCTGTAAAGATCATACACTTTGCTGCTATAGTCGTGCTTAGGATACGACTTAGGTGATCTTATGTGTTTTATCCTTCCAGACTCCACGTATTCTATCTCAAGTTCGTACTCACTAAGTTTTGGTACAGGATACACACGTATCTTGTTGTCTAAACACCACAACATTGCCTTCGTGTCTTGATCAGTTGGGATATAGCTGTCTTGTATTATCTTCTTTGGCCTACCCATCAAAATGGTAAATCGTCAACCTCAAAAGCGTCTTTTGGATTGACTGTTTTTGGATTTTCATACTTGGCATCAAATGCGTTTAATTGTAATTGAGTACCCTCAGCATAATACCTACCAGAGGGGATGTGATAATTAAATATACATCGTCCTTGCATCTCTCCCTGGAATTTCATTTTTATTTTCTGTGTTATAAATTCTACCTGATTCTTGTTAATAGAGTACTCACCCTCTTGTACATCTTCAAAATGACGATAAATTGTAAACCCATCATGTGTCTGGTTCCTAAAATCAGCTGATCCTGAAACATCATACAGGGTAGGTTTTACATAAATGTCTGCCTCGTTTTTTTGCATTTTAGTTGGATGAGCAACTAAGAATATTATAATATTATTCATCTGAGCAAACATGGTGAGTTGAGTTAACACTCTTTTTATTTTACTTAGTTCCCCATCGGTGCTTTTATCGAACTCTAACTTGTTGAATGCGTCGATTACAAATATGTCGACCCCATATATAAACATCTGTTCTTTAAATTTCTCTAGCAGCCAACCCCATGTGGGGAACTCCCCTTTGTCTGGAGATGTTATATAAAGCTTTTCGTTTGCCCATCTTTTATAACGCTGTATTTCTTCTTTCGACACACGTGGCAACCCTGGGTTGTCAATAAAAAAGTTTTTGCCGTAGAATTTTTCAATAAATGTTGTCTGGTGTAATGCCATAGGATGATGTTCAGGTGAAAAAAAAGATGCCTTCAAATCATAGTCTTTCATTAGATTCATTACATACCACTCAACAAAGTTAGACTTGCCGTGTGATGGTATTCCAGTTGCAACACATAAGTGACCGCGCATCACACTAAATATGTTCTTTAGATCACCAAAGCTTGAATCTTTTGGGAAAATTGTTTCAGGCATTCCCTTCTCATGCAACTCCATAATGTCATTGATGAGGTCGTCAACTGTGTGTGTCCCAGATGCAGGGTATTTTTTTGATTCCTGTATTGATTGAGACAAGACAGTTTCACCTTCCACAAGATCTCCATTTGCGTCTTTGTTTTTAAAAAGAACACGTTCACATCTATATCGACCTAGCCTCTGTGCTATCTTTTCAGAAACCACTTCACCTTTGTCATCATTGTCAGTGCATATATAGAATCTCTTTACGTCTTGTAAATACTTTTCACAGTTGATCCAAAAGTCATCATTATCATTTGCTCCATTCGGAATGCTTATAGTGTTCCTGTATCCGCACTGGTGCATGGCCAAGACATCAAACTCACCCTCAACTATGTAAACAATGTCCTGTCCTATTGATGCATTTATGTTATAAAATATAGCTTTAGTTCCAGAGACTTGAGTGAATTTTTTAGATGCTGATCGGTACTTTTTGTTAATCAAAACATCACCTTCAAAATAATTGAAAACAATATTGTTGACCTCCTTGCCCTCAGATGGTTGATAGTGAACTTCTTCAGTTACACCTAGCTCCATTAGCGTAGATTGCTTTATGGATCTAGATTCGCAGTACTTCACCATATTATCGGTGAGCTTTGTGTAATTCTGCCACTCCTGTGGGGGAAGATTATATTCTTTTTTTGTTTCAAAAAGGTTGTCGTTTCGTATTGAGATGTTTTCACAATGATGGCATTTAGCAACGCCTTTTTCAATATTTACGGAAAGACTTCTATCTCTTTTGTTTTTTCTTTCAGGGCCACAGGCAGGGCAACAAGTTTTGATTTGACCTGAAGTTTTTCCTTTCAAATCTAATTGTTCCCATTCTATTGTGTTTGTCATAGGGTTGGTTTTTTATATTTTAATATTTTTTTTCCTCCATATCCTTTTCCAGTGCTTTTCTTGTACCAATTTATGAAGTGTTGTTTGTAACTCTGCAGGCTTAGACTTTCATGTCCCTGTAAAGTTGCGTGCAATGTAAAAACAGATATTTTATCAATCAACTGCTGTTCCGTCAAAACGTAATTCTTCTGGACAATGTCAAGCCATTTATCGTCGTTTAAGATTTTTTCTTTTGCATGCTCTATAGTAATAATATCATTATTCGCATTATTTACATTATTGTTTGGTGTTGATTGAGTGTTGATTGGGTGTTGATTGGGTGTTAATTTGGTGTTGAACTTCGCACCTTTACCCTGGTAATCGTCATACTTTATAACACTTACCAGGAGATACTTGGGTGTTGGTTCTGTCGTTAACTCGCCTGTGCTTTTGAGTTTTGCAATAGCAGTTCTTACTTGTTGTTTTGAAAGGTTCAATGATTCACCAATCCTATCATAAGAAGTTGCAAGAGATCCTCTATTTATAGTTGATCCCTCGAAGTTATTGTCTTTATGGTTTGCCATTAGCAAACAATGTATGAAAACCCTAAAAACATTAGGGTTCTTATACCACTGCCAGGTCTTTATTTTTCGATTCAATTGGATAAAGCTGTTGATCATCTCCGAAGTATTGTTTTTTTATGTGAATAGGTAGGTTTTTTATTTTACTTCTTAGGGTTATGTTTGTGTGTAAAAGGCTGAAGTTATTTTTTTTAGCCTGATAAAGTTGCTCTGTTAAAGGGACATCGTCAGGGATAGTATCAAGAGATATAACACGATCTTTTATCTTTAAGTCAATACATACATACATGTTTCTTATTCGTTCGTCTGTATCAATCCAATTTCCCATTGACTTGCAAGCGTGTAGGACACTGGCGTGATCCTTATCAAACATTTTACCAATTTTTGACAAGCTTTTCCTTGTGTATTTTCTAATGAAAAACATAGCCATGAATCTTACCTCTGGGTATGGCATTTTTCTTGTCAGCAAGTTTTCTTGTGGATTGTATCCTGTTACTTCTCCCACTATTTCTATGATAGCTTCAGAGTTTACTTCGAATTGAAGTGTTTTACGTTTATTCATGATAGAGTTTTAGTTTAAAAAAAAAGAGGGGCCTCCCAACCCCTCCTGACAAAAGACAAACAAATAATTAAAATGGGAGGTCTTCATCTGCTAATTGCTCAGCAGGCTGATTTGATGATTGCACTTGAGGTTGATTTGATGATTGCCCTTGGCCTTGCTTCTCTAGCTTTTTTGTGTCACCATTAGTCCACCCAACATATCCATTGCCTAGGTATGTTTTTGGTTGTTTAGCCTCACGCTCCTCTTTGCTTTGAGAAACGGTAACACTAGCTTGGTTTCCAAACTGGTCAAGCTCGTCATTAATCGTGGTTGTAATTCTAAGGTATTTCTGTATAACCTTTGTACCATTGACTTCTACTTCTTTGGTTTCGATTTTGTCTTTTGGTATCTTGTGTAAAGCTACCGATGTGTGTGCAATAATTGCCATAAATAAAAAATTAAATTAAAGGTTTCATGATCCGTTCTCCAAGACCAACGGATAGGTCTGTTAAATATTCTCTGCAAACTTCTATTCGCTCATATAGAGCTGAAATATCGTCCTGATTATATTCTACTTTAAATGTTTTAATTCTAAGCTCTTCAGGAAGATCGTTGTATTGATGTCTGTTATAGACTTCTTCTTCTAAATCTACTGGTAAGTCATCAATAAATCCAAGTTGCCATTTTACTCTTCTTATTTCATCCTCGACAAGCTTTTTTGGAGTGTCAACAAGACAGTACGCAATAGTTGATTCTTTGTGTCCAGTTAGTTCCATGTAGCCATGCATTTGCCAATAGTAATCTCTATTTGACAAGCTTTTTTGATGCATTGGAAATGTGCTAAAGTCCCATGAGGATTTTATATCAATCAGCGAGCTTTCATTTATGTCAGGCGTCCCTGTTATCATGTCGTTTTGGAACATTTCCTCGTTCTTTGAGTATTTCTCACTGGTAACTCTGTTTACCATTTCAATAGCATCATCTTCCACTAGAATACCTTTGCTTAAGTACTTTGACTGAATCTCCTTAGACTTTCCAAAGATAGTCTCCGCATGCTTCTCCTGCAAAAAATTCTTAGTTGTTGCTGATAAGGTGTCAGTTTTTTTTCTAGGATTGACCATAAGCTTGCCTAAGTCTGAACACCTGAACTTGTATTTTTCGAAGTTTATAATTCTCATGTTCACTTTTTTAAAATAAAATGTAAAGTTCCTTTACTGCTAATGTTGAAGTATTCCATGGTCTTTTGGTAAGACCCATGCTTTTCATGATATTTTTTGATATCCTCGTGATCATGTTTTTTTACAAAACTAGAAGCGTGTTCTGCTCTTGCCTTTCTTACTTCAGGTGACTGATCCATGTAGTTGTCGCTTGATGATCCAATCGCTATATTTTCTATGTGATTGTTGTTTTGGTCTCCATCTAAGTGACGAACAACTGTTCCAGAGTTGTAGATTTGTTCACCAAACTTTTGATATGCTTGTAGCCTGTGCGCAGAGCAACTGTAGTTTTTGCCCTCAATCCTAAACTTAAAATGTTTGTAGCCATTGCTTCCTGTGAATCCAACATTCTCTTTACTGAGTCCGATGACGTTTCCTTCGTCATCAATTCTGTATCCTTTGTTATATGCCCTCTCTTCGTTTTTATTATATTTCATTTTTTTGTTTTTCCAAATTCAAACACGATTTTACCTCTCTTTCTGTCTACTGCTCCCAAGTAGCTGACTTTGTTTTTGTCATCATATTCAACCTTCCATTCTAGACTTTTAATCCTAGTATTCATGTCGTACTGAGTCTCGTTGGTGTTTTCCGAGTAGATTCTGATAAAAGGAAAATCATAAAGTTCAAGTCCTAGACCCCAATTGAAGCAGGCTCTTTTAAACGCATCGGACGCTTGTCCTTTTTCTTTTTCGGTCATGCTTTCAGTTCCAACATCCTGTTTTGAAACCCATTCACCTGTTTCAGGATTTTTAACAGACACGGTACAGTAAAGGTTGCCATCTATCAATTCATAGCTTTTTTTCCAACCAAATTTACCATACAATTTGTCAAGCATTTTTATGTCATAACGCGCATCTTTGTATGCTAATAAGATTGCTCCTTTTGGGTTTGTTGCTCCTTTAGGATAAAAGGATTGAACGCGGAAGTTGATCTGATCCGCTGTCGGTGGTTTGTGGTTGCTCATAGTGGTTTTTAATTTGTGTAATTGTAAGTGTTTTTAGTTTTACGAATTCATCTATTCTTTTTGAAATAGTTTCGTATTGCTCCTTTCTTTCTGTAGCGTTTTTTGCTCTTTGCTTTCTAAGGCAATTTTCGTAGCAAACAGAGTGGCTGATTGCATCTAACCCATTTACAAATGCATAGTGTAGCTGATAGGAAGGCACAATTTTATACATTTCAGATTGAGTGTCATATAATTCAATGTCACCGTTTAGGTTTTCAAGTTTTAATGAGGGAACGAAAACAGCTATGCTACCATCTGAAAAAGTGTGGGTCGGTTTCTTAAAAGATGCTTCCCTCCACAAGTTCTGCAACATAGCGTTTCTCGTTATCTCTTTTAGTTCTAATGATCCCTTCATTAATAAACGACTAAAGTGTTAATGTAGTTTTTTCTTTTATGAAGAAGTATGAATTTGTGTTCTACAATTTCATGTAGTTTTTCTGTTGAAATTTTATGGTCTGCCCATTTTTTTCCAATCTCTCTTATTGACCTGTCTATCTCGATCATTTGATCAACAACAAAGTTTCTATGTTTTCTCAATCTTTTTTTCTCTTCCATCACCGTTAAAACGTCTGATATTAAAGAGTTTACTTTTTGTTTTAAGTTTTTCATCTCTAAATTTTTTAAATTCACGTTCCATCCAATCTAAAGAAACACCCCCCACTTCCAAATAAAAGTCAGGGGTGTCTTTGTCATTAGACATTAAAGTGTAGTTGTAAATTTCGCTAAGGTTTCCGCATGATTGTGTATGCTGTCAACCTTTGCCTTAAGTAATTCAATCACCGTGTCCAAAGTAACCAAGTCAAGACTAACGTGTATTGTTTGGCTTTTAGTGTTCATCACTAATTCATTTCCAATAACATAAACGTCTTGAACGGTAGATAGCTCCTGAGATATTCTGTTTGCACAGTATTTCCTAATAGAGTTGTTACTTAGTTCTCTTCCGAAGAAGCTTTTAAATTCTGCTTTCAACTCGTTTCTATTGAGTCCCTCAACGTTTTTAAGGTAGTCAATACATTGGTTTGGTAATCGCCCTCTAAGGGTCTTTGATTCATTTAGATTCATAGATAGTGTTTTTTAATTTGTTAGCTAATGTAAAGATAAAAAATGATATTAACAAATTTATCTACAGTTTGGTTTGTGTGTAGTACAATATTAGCAAGCTAATTATCACGCATAATGTAGTTGTCATAACGAATTATTAAGATTAGTTAAATGAGGTGGGGCGGAGGAGGTCGCCCCAAAAAAATAAACCTTAACTAATCTCCTCCTCCTTATTTAATTTTTTATGAATCATGTTCACAAGTTCATCACAAGTTCCCCAGTCATCACCGCCTACACTCCAAACCCTTAATTTGTTTATTGTGTATTCTCTGTCGTAAGTTTTGTAATCATATATTGTCACTGTGTGACCATTGATTCTCATTACCCATTCCACCTGAATATTCTCGTCTAGAGACTGAATGGAGAATGTTGGGTTTCCAAGCAACTTAACGAGTTCATTGTAATTTACGTTTTCCAACACAGTTTGCTTTGATGTTACTACACCACACTCAATCGCTTTTTGTTGGTCTACTAATGTAAAATTAATAATTGAATTGTCTTTAATAAAATCAGTTTCCATAGATTTAAGATTAGTTTTGTTAAATGAGAGTGGGAGAGATTTTGATCCCTCCCAGTTTTACTATATAGTATCTATAAAGTCTTCAATATCTGACATATCATATCCCCAATCTGAGATAATCTTGTATAGACTATGATAGTGAAACTTTACTCCATCAGTTTTGTTAGAGTCATGTAGCCATACAAGGTCGATACCATCCTCTGTACATCGCAGTAGTGCTGATTTGTACTCGTTTAGTCTAGCATCACCTTCTAATAAAACTTCTACTTCTCTGACCATGTAGTCAGCAATTTTTTCAAGCTTGTTTTGAGTCATAATTTAAAAGATTAGTTAAATGAGGAAAAGAGGGTCGTATTTTAAACCCTCTTTAACATTCTAGAATTTACCTTTTAGTTTTTCGAAATGCAGATACACCTCGTCATGAGTTATTGTATCAATCAGGTCACCCATTGTGCCATCTTCAAATCCTGTGTAGGTCACACAGCCATCGCTTGTCCCAAATCCATAAGCATAGTCAACGTAATGTTTGACGCCAAAGCCTTGAGATTCTATTCCATCAAAACAAGCCTCACCTAGTCCAAGAGTATTGAACTTTTTTGCTGACCTACAAAGAGGAACGTCATGAACTTTAATACCTACGCAAGGGTAGAATTCGTACTCATCAGGGTCAATGTCCCACAGTCCAACCTCAGTTGTCTTTGGAAGGTTGTTATAGGATATCTTCTTGAATGGGATGTCATGCTTTAGAACTGTAAATTCCCCACAGTATATGGGTATTTCATGCCTATTCTCAAAGTAGAAAAAGATATCATCGTCATCTGCACGTTCAGGATTAGTTGTGACCAACACATCCCTTTCTTCGAGGGTGTCACACCATCTAATTGTTAAATTGTAGTCCATTGCTTTTTAGATTATTGATTTGAAT